AGAATGACAACCACATCAGGAACATATGAAAGCAATACTTCAATTAAATTGTTATTTGGTTCGGCAGGAAATACCGATGCAATTAACGGAACAAGATTGCGAGTTTGGGGCAACCTTTGAGGTGAATAAACATGGTTAGAGTTAGAGTATTATACGGAATGTCACGCATCTTTGGCAAGGAATATTTCCCTGCTATGGGATGGATTGATGTTGATGATGATACATACTTAAAAGTTAGAAACTCAGACCAATGGGAAGTAGAAGGTGAAACAGCAGAAGAAACAGTCGAAGAGGTTGTTGATGATTCTGTTGAAGAAGAGGTTGTTGAAGAAGCAACCGCAGAAGAAGCGGAGGATGAAACCGATGATGCTTCTGATGCACCTTCACTTGATTCATTGAATAAGGCTGAATTAAAAGCATATCTTGATGAAGCCGGTGTTGAATATGATTCATCACTAACAAAGGCAAAATTGCTTGAATTAGCAAATTCACTTGATGAAGAAGAATAAACCTTCCGCTACTTTTATTAGTGGCGATAGGTTTACGATGTAATAGAGGCGTTAATATGGGTAGAGTTAGAAGTTTAAGAATTGAAGGTTTAGCAAGTGGCGCAGTAGATACAGACGTTATCGGTAGTCAAGGTGCAGTATTGCATCAGATTATTGTTAATGTTATTGATGTAGGAACTGCCGTTATGGGTCACGGTGGCGTTCCATTTGAAATTAGAGCATATGAAGATACAACAGGGACAGGAACAACAAATTTAATTTGGCGTAAAGATTTTACCTATCTGGCTGCTTTTGATACAAACCCTGCATCATCAGATAGTCAAGATACATCTTACTTTAGTCAATCATTTGGTGATGGTATTTACTGTAAGTCAGGATTGCGTATTGAAATAGACCGACTCGTTGCGGCTAATTTAGAAGTGTTTGTATTATACTCTTGAGGTGCTTTTAATGCCAACAAGAGTAGGCAATTTGCCGAGCGTTGATTCAATAAATGATAAAACAGAATGGACCAAAGAAACAGCATTAAGAATTTTCTACAAATATATTTACCCAACACAGGTAGATGCTGAATCTAAAGCGATAAGGAATAACCTTATCTCATGGTTCTATGATACCGATGATTGGTTAGCCAATCCTGAATTAAGTGATAAATTCGATGAAGCCGAATTTGATAGAATTAACAAAGAGGCTTTAACAGAACTTGGAAATCACAAATTAGAAACCATTTGGAAAAAGCCTGAAAAGTTTGGCGTTACTTCCACAAAAAAAGTAGCGGAAAAAGATGAATCAGGTAATCTTACTTTTAGAGAAGAAAAAATATTTGGTGAAACTTTAGGCTATGATGTAAAAGGTAAAGAACATCACGATGATGTATCTATACTTTCATCAGGTGATAGTTTTAGACAGATTATATTATACGATGATTTAGTTGCTAAGGCAAAGAAACATGTAGCAAAATTAAAGAAAGAAATTGAGAAGCGAGAAAAATGGCTTAAGTCTTTAGGTAAAAGTAAAACAGAAGAACAACGCAAAAAATATTTATTGGAAGTAGAAGAAAATAGAGCAGAATTGAAAGCCCAAGAAAAGGGAATAAAAGCCTATGAAAAGAAAATAAAAAAACTAAAAGAATCCCAATTCGATGATACTATTACACTAAATGCTGCTTTGAATAATGAAAGTGAGGCACTAAAGTTTTATTCAATGTATAATCTGAATCCCGAATTAGATTCAGAAACTGCTTACGCTTTAGCACTCGCAACCAATTATGAAACAGTAAGATTCGATTCATCAGAAGAAGGTAAGCAAGAATTTGAAAAAACTTATGGTATTCCTTATGATACATACGCAAAAGAAAAAAAGGAATACGAAGATGACCTTAACATCTTAAGATTAAATCTTAAAGATTGGGTGGATTCCCAAAAATGGTTAACAGATGCAACCGAACAAAGACCTGCTGATGTAACAAGTAAAACAATGGCAATTGCTTTTGAAGAAAGAGATAAAGAAAGATTTCCTAAAGAATTAGATTATTCTGCTTATCTACAAAGTTTAGATGATACAAAATGGAAAAAACACTTTAGAGATATTATCAATAATAGTGATGCTGCAAAAGAATTAGCCGCTCGAATTGCAGAAGGTGAAGAACAAGTAGATAGAACAACCGAATATGGTAGACAAGAAAGAGTTACCCAAAGCAAATACAATAAACCTGAAATGTATGAGAAGTTAATTCCGCCTCGACCGCGCAAACTTAAAGAATCAGGTAGAGAAGAATTCTTATCAATGGATAGACAAATGGATTTAGATACTATTGAAACAGTTTTAAAGACAGTCGAAGATAAGAAACGTGCCAAATCAGGAAAGGATAATGTAAGTATTTTTAATATGAGAAAGGCAAAAAGAAAAGATAGAAAAAACCAAGTCGTCCTATCAGGTAGAGCGCAATTCAGTTTTATAGACCAATATGCAAGGACTATTGGTGCTAAAAGCAAAGAAGGTATTAGAATTACAAGAAGAGAAGGAACTGCTACTTCAGGAGGAAAGGAACCTGTAAAGGGAGAATTAGTATTTTCAGAAAATATGGCATTACCTCAAAAATTATTAGAACAGTTACCCGGACTTGAAGCCCAAATACATTATGATAATATTACTAAAGCGATGGAAATGTATATTAAAAGGGGCAACAAGACTATTGATGAATCTTTGAATACAAGGTTAAACAATATTCTTAATTCTACCGAAGATGGTGGAAATAACCATTGGTATTGGCTATCAATAATACTAAAAATTATGAATAGTTTAGAAGAATTAGATGCAGATATTAAAGTAGATAATCACATTAAAAGTATGAATAAATATGATAAATCATATTGGAATAATAGAGATACAAAAAGCAAATTTTTCAGAAATATTAGAAAGTTGGCCGATGGTGGCAAAGGAGAAAAAGAACTAACAAGCAATATCAAGGATTTGAGTTTGATTTTAAATGATATTAAATCATTTATGATTGACTATTGGGCTGAAGAAGATAAAGATGAAGATGAAGAAGTAATAGATGATGAAGATAAAATTACTGCCAATTTGAAAAGAATGACTTTAGCAGAATTAAAACAAATGGCAAGAGGATTATTCGATGAGGATATTAAAGATTCAATTAAAACAATGGATAAAGAAGATTTGGTAAGTGAATTAGCAAGTATTCAACATCGCCTAAGAGCAGAAGAAGCAGGTGGTGGGGATGAAGAAGATGAAGAAACAGAAGTAGCCGGTGATGATGGCGGAGGATTACTTGTTGGTGCTGAAGGACAATTAGAACAGTTTGAAGAAGATGAAGAAAAGGAAAAAGAAGAAGAAGACTCTACACATGAAATTTACGATACAATTATTTCAACAATAGATAGTTTAGAAAACCAAGATTCTGATAGAGATAATGTTGAAATTCTCCTTGATAGATTAGTAGAGGAAAATAATCAACTAAATTCAAATCGTCTACCCCGCGTTATCAAATGGAAGAGATTTAGATTATCAGGAACTGATATGAAAAAGGATATTAGAAGATTTGTAAAACTTGTCGGTGAAGACAAATTTGCAGAAAAAGATAAATTAGGATATTTTGTTGGGGCCAATGCTCAAGAATTACGCGAAGATTACTTTGATGATACTGATGCTGGAGATGTAATGGAAACGGATGAAGAAACAGGTGAAGAAAAAGTAAAAAGAAGTAGAGATACAATTAAACAAGAAATCCAAAATATGCTTAATATTATTAATGAAATTTGGGCAGAACACAAAAAGGATTTATCTGAAGTGAGTGCAGATGCATATGATACCCTATTAGATAATATTGATTTCACTAAATTGCTTGCTGAAAAAATTAAAACAAGCGGATTAAATAATATTAGGTGGGGTGGTATTACTCTATCAACAAAAGGAATTACTATTAAAATGGATTTCACAAACAATACATTATCGCTGAATGGAAAAATTGCATATGAAGCAACAGAAGAATTTAGACCTGTTACTCAATTAGCAGGTGATGTTCCTAAATGGCAATTTTCTGCTCACTATATGAAAGATTCAGCATGGCAAAAGTTCAGGAAATATTCCGGAAAAAACTTAGCACCGGCAGGAGGAATTGCTCAAAGTGGGAAAAAGGGTGCTGTTGACGCAGATAGATACAAATTTTTAACTACATTAATTACAAACTTTAATAGGTTGAATCAGGTGGTGCGTGTTTAATGCCAGTAGCAAATAGACCTTCAGATAGCCAAATCGCGGCGGCAAATTATACTAACGGTGTCGGGTATTATACCACTTCAGAATTAGTTACAAATCTATTAGGGATTGCACCATTCGATAATACTACTACACTTCCCGCATTATCCGATGTTGGAGAATTGATTAAAAGAGCCGAGGACTACATTGACGAATATACAAGAGAATCGTGGAGGCCATTAGTAGTTGAAAATGAATACCATGATTTTGACTTTGACCTATTTAAGATGCATCGCCTTCATAAGAATTACAGATATAGGGACTATGTAGGACATATCAGATTACACCATGAACACCTTCGCAAGATTATTCGATTAGCAGTATGGCGAGGAAGCACATGGGAAGAATTAGGTGGTGCTACTGCTACAATTAAAATGACTGATTATGCTAATATTACAAATATTGTTTTAACTGCTGGCCCCTATACATGGACTTTATTACCTGACACGGTGACTAATGATAACACAACACCTTCTGATAAATTCAATAATCACTTTGGTAATAGAACAACGGCTATGGAAATCGTTTATCTTATTAATGAACAAATGCCGCTTAATACACAAAACATAACAGGGTCATCAGGTGTTAAAGATAAAAATTCTGATACGCTCGGTGTTAGTTTAAGTAATTATTTTTATGCTACTCTTGAAGAGGATGATACAATTGTTATTTCTTCTTTACTTCCGGGAGATGATGGTGATGCTTGCACATTAGCAATAACGGGTGGAAGTAATACAGTTACTGATTTTGCAGATACAGAAAGTAGAGGAAGGCATGGCGATTGGTGGACTATCGGTGAAGATGGTTCAGTATTCTTTAGGGCTTCATACCCATACCAAATGAAGCATTCACTACGAGTTACATATTTATCAGGTAATAGTCGAGTTCCAGCAATTATTACAGAAGCGGCCACAAAATTAGCAGCGTGTGAATTAATGCAAGCAGATGACAATAATCTACTATTGGGAGAAAACCAAGAATCAGGTGTAGATATTAAGACAAAATACGATTCCTATAAAGCCGATATTGAAAAGATTTTAAGTATGAAAAAACGTCTATTATATTTTATGGACGGTGATTGAATGAAGAAAAAATTTGTCGAAGATTTTAAGGATTTGACATTAGATATTCCTAATATTGTAGAAACTACTATCCAACAAAACGAAGATGAATTGGCTATCGCTGAAGAATTATTGGACTATGAAACAAGTGAAGAAGTAAAGAAGAAACTACTAATCAGCGATATAGCACAAAGATTGAAAAGTAGGATGGTTGATATTCTTGGTAGATGAAGTCACATATTTAGTCAATCTCTTAGAAGAGAATTGGGATGCTGCTTGTCACGCTTTAGAAACTACAAACGGTAATGGAACAATTACAGATACTCATGCAGTTCATCCTATCATTATGGATATTAGAAGTATGAATGCAGGGAGAGCAACCGATTCACAAAGTCGTGGTAAAGGTGGTCATAGAATCAATACTGCACGAAAGAAAGAAGTTAGAGCCGATGCAAATTCTGATGGTCATAGAATTACTTATTCAAATGACGTTATTGTTATTATGGAAACAGGTAATTCTGTTGAATATCCGACCCTTTTTTGGGACACGAGAGATGAAACATATAACATGAATATTAGTATTAGAACACGACAAGATGATAGAGTTTTGAATGACGGAAGCACCCGAATTAAGCCCACAGGGGATAGTTTTGGTAAAGACCGTATACGAAGCCTTTATTTAATAGTAAGATACATAATCGAATCAATGAGGCGGGGCTGGATTAAGAACGGCGTCCTCCAAGAAAATATGAACCAACTGATGTTCAAGGAAAGAACAGAAAGTAATGATAAAAAGAATAGAGTTTTTGGATATAAAATAAATGTTGTTATGAAGAGATTGGCGCAAGCCGTCTAAAACGTAAGTAAGTAAATAGGTGATAAAATGGTATCAGACGAAGCATGGATGGGTTCAGGCACTTCAATAACAATGGCTCCGGAGAGTGAATTGTTTTTAGGATATATGCCG